AGCCGACCTTCTTTCTCAAGAAGGAGGCCCTGCCAAATGCGTGACCTCGCCGCATGGAGGCCGCCCGAATGATTCTCCGCGAAACGACGATCGGGGACTGCCGCCTTCTGCTCGGTGACTGCCGGGAGATTCTGCCGTTGATAGCGGGGGGGGGCATGGCCGTCGTAACTGACCCTCCTTATGGCCTCGGCCGGAAAATGCAGGGCGGGACTTGGGGCGCGAAAGACGGCTTCAAGGAAATGCTCGAATGGGATGCCGCGCCGCCGGCTGCGGACCTTCTGCGCGACATTCTCGCGGTCGGCGACACCTCGATCCTGTGGGGCGGCCAGTATTTCGATCTTCCGCCGACCCGGTGCTGGCTGATCTGGAACAAGACGAACGCCGTCCCGACCATGGCCGATTTCGAGATGGCATGGACGAATCTCGATCGGCCGGCGAAGCGGTTCAACGCCCCGGTCGGTCGCGTGGAGTTCGGCCATCCGACGCAAAAGCCTCTCCCCCTGATGATGTGGACCCTCGGTTTCGTGCCGGAAGGTCCGGTCGTTCTGGATCCTTTCATGGGGTCGGGAACGACGGGCGTGGCATGCGCGAAGCTCGGTCGGTCCTTCGTCGGCATCGAGATCGACGAACGCTATTTCGAGATTGCCGTGGAGCGCATCCGGAAAGCCTACAAGCAGCCGGACCTATTCGTGGCGCGGCAGTCGTCCTCTCATCAGGAGACGCTTCTATGAGCCGCGCCGTGATCCTTCCCACCCGCTTTACCGCCGAAGACGCCGACCGCGCCTATGAAGAATGGGGCGCGAATTGCGGGCCGGGAGCCGTCGCCGCGATCTGCGGCCTGACGCTCGACGAGCTTCGCCCGCATATGGGCGACTTCGAGAGCAAGCACTACACAAACCCCACCCTCATGTGGTCGGTGCTGCGGAGCATCGGCGCGCGCTGGTCCATGCGCCGCTCGGGCGGCTGGCCCGACTATGGCCTGTGCCGGGTGCAATGGGAGGGGCCGTGGACGAAGCCGGGCGTTCCGCCCCGCGCCGCCTATCGGTTCACCCACTGGATCGGCGCGGCTCGCCGGCGCGACGGTGCCATCGGCATCTTCGACATCAACGCCATCGGCAACGGCACCGGATGGGCCTCGCTGGCCGACTGGGAACGGATCCTCGTCCCCCATATCCTTGAAAATTGCGTCCCGCGCGCCGATGGCGGCTGGCATCTGACGCATGTCGTCGAGATCGAGCGGGGTGCGCCATGACCACGCCGGTCGAGGAATTCATTGAAGAGGCGCGCGCCGTCACGATCGACGAGGCGGCCGAGCGGCTGGGCCTGAAATTCACCGGCCGCCGGCATGAGCATCCGCAGCCCTGCCCGGTTTGCAGCGGGCGCGACACGTTCTCCTTCAACACCGAAAAGAACAAATGGAACTGCCGCCATGGCGGCGTCGGCGGGCAGGATGCGATCGGCATGGCCGCCCATATCCTCGAACTGGACGTCCGCCGCCGCGCCGGTTTCCTCGAGGCGTGCTCGGCCGTGCTCGGCCGCGATATTCCTGCCGGCGGCGAGCGCGAAACCGACGAGGAACGCGCTGCACGCCATGCCCGGCTCGAAGAACTGCGCATGCGCCATTATCAGGAAATGGCCGAGCGCGAGGCCGGCCAGAACGCCTTCCGCGACCGCGAACGGCAGAAGGCGCAGGGCATCGTGCAGCACGCCGCCGCGCTGCGGACGTCGGCCATGTGCGAGGGCCGGTTCTACCTTCAGCAGCGCGGCTGCGGGGTTCCCGACGACGAATGGCTGCGCATAGCGCCCGACCTGCCTTACTGGCACGGCACCGACGACAGGGGGCAACCGCTCGAAATCCATTCCGGCGCGGCCATGGTCGCCCCGTTCATCGACCCCGCCGGCCATGTGATCGGTTGCCATATCACATGGATCGACCTCAACGCGCCGCCGAAGTTCCGGCCCGTCTTGTTCGGCCTGACCCGTAAGGGCGTGGAAGCCGGGCGCGCGCCGTGGCGCGCCGGCGACCGATGGCCCTCGCGCGATGACCTCGACGCCGAACTCTACGAGCCGCTCGCCACGAAGAAGATGCGCGGCACGAAGAAGGGCGGCCTCATCCCGCTCGCCGGCGCGCCCTCCGCCCGCCGATGGCTCGGAGCGGAAGGGATCGAAAACACGCTCGCCTTCGCGCGCTGGGAGGAATTCCGCGCCGACACCTTCTATTTCGCCGCCGGCGACCTCGGCAACATGGCCGGCCCGGCCGACCCTTCCTCGCGCCGCGCGCACCCGACGCTGCGCAAGAAGGACAAGAACGGCCGCGAGCGCGCCGTCATGGTGCCGGGGCCGGTCCCCTTGTTTCGCGACGGCGGCGAGCCGGACGCGATGGTCGTCCCCGACCATGTCGACGAGCTTGTCCTGATCGGCGACGGCGATTCCGAGCCGGTGATGACGGCCTCGGCCATGGTCCGCGCCAAGGCCCGCCACGCCCGGCCGGGCCGGCTCGTGCCCATCATCATGCCGCGCCGCGGCACCGATTTCGCGGCCATGCTGGCCGGTCATCCATCTGCATTTTCTTATGACGACGAGGTGAAAGCGTGAGCGAGGGGGGAAAGCACAATCCGGCATGGGATGAAGTCGACGCCATCGTCGCCGCCGCCTACCGCAGCGCGAACAATGGCGGGCGGCCGCTCGTCTCGACGGCTTCCGCGCCGCCGCCGGCGGAAGAGCCGGATCCCCAGACCATGCTTTCGGACTGCGCCTTCGAGCCGGAAACCGACATCGGCAACGGCAGGCGCTTCCTGATCCGCTACGGCCGCCGCGTCGTCCATGTCGCCCGGATCGGCTGGCACGGCTTCGACGGCGCGCGCTGGAAGGAGGACGAGGACGGGTCCGTCGTGCGCCCGCTGGCGCAGAAGACCGCCGAGATGATCTCGGAAGAGGCCGCGCTACTGACCGCGACCGAGGAAGAGGAAAAGCTGATGCAGGCCGGGCGCGACGCCCGCATCGAGTGCAAGAAGATGGGCATCCCGAAGAAGGACTGGGACGCCGAGAAGCTTGGCATCTACATGCAGCTTGAGGAAACCATAGAGGAAGGCGAGGAGGCGAAGAAGAAGGTCAACGGCCGCAAGTCGGCCCGGCACCGGCATGCCAAGAGCTCGGCCGGCTCGTCGAAGATCGACAACATGATGAAGGAGGCCCTGCCGCATGTCGCGATGATGGTGGGCGACCTCAACCGCGATCTCTTCGCCGTCAATTGCGCCTCGGGCACCATCCGCTTCGTTCGCGAGGAAAACGAGGAATCGGACCCGGCCGACCCGACCTATGTCTGGCGCGCCCGGCTCGATCCGCACAACCCGGCCGACTTCATCTCGAAGCTGGTCGGCTACGCCTTCGACGAGCATGCCAGGTCACCCACCTTCGACACTTTCCTGAAGCGCGTGCAGCCCGACCCCGATATTCGCGCCTTCCTGCAACGGTTCGCCGGATACTGCCTCCTCGGCCTCACGGTCGAGCAATGCCTCGTCTTCTTCTATGGCGCGGGGCGAAACGGCAAATCCACCTTCGTCGACCTGCTTTGCGAAATCCTCGGCGACTATGCCGTGACGCTCTCGATCGACAGCTTCGCGGGCGAAACCCGACGCGGCGGCAGCGAGGCGACGCCCGACCTTGCCCGGCTTCCCGGCGCCCGCCTCGTCGCGGCCAGCGAGCCGGAAATGGGCGTGAAACTCAAGGACGCGCTGATCAAGACCCTGACCGGCGGCGAGAAGATCGCCGTGCGCAGGCTGCATCAGGACTTCTTCGAGGTGCTGCCCCAGTTCAAGATCATGCTGTCGGGAAACCACAAGCCGAGGATCGACGACACGTCGGACGGCATCTGGCGGCGCGTCTATCTCGTGCCGTGGGAGGTCCAGATCCCGGTCGAGGAAGTCGACCGGGAGCTTCCCGCCAAGCTGCGCGCCGAGGCCGAGGGCGTCCTCGCGTGGATGATCGCCGGCGCGCTCGACTATCTGAATTTCGGCCTGCGGCCGCCCGAGAAGGTGCTCGCCGCCACCCGCGAATATCGCGAGGAAAGCGACCCCATCGGCGCGTTCGTCCGAAATGCCTGCATCGTGACCGGCCGCGAGGAGGACGTTTCTTCGCCCGGCGACCTGCATATCGGCTACTCGAACTGGGCCTCGCGGGAGGGCGCGCCGGAGTTCAAGGCATCCACTTTCGCCCGGAAGTTCCCCGACTACACGCGCCTCGCATGGGCCGGGCCTGACGGCCAGATGCGGTCCTTCTGGAAATCGAAGAGCGGCACGACAGTCTATCGCGGCATCCATGTGCGCGACGAATTCGTGAAGCCGCCCGGCCGCGACCCCGGCCCGTCGCCCGAGGATTACGGCCATGGCGATTGAACCCTTGTCCCCCTTTCTGGCCGAGGCCGTGCCTTGGTCGATCCTCCCTGTCGTCGCGCCGCGCCTGCCGATTTTTGGGCTGCGAGGGACGATAGCCGAAAGGTTGGGGCGCAAGGTGCGGGAAAAAGGGTGCGGGAAAACAGGAGGTTAGGACGCTAGGGGCGCTAGGGACGGTAGATCGGAAGTTGCCCGTGCGCGCGCGTGAATAGAAAGAGGTATCCCCGATAAAACAGGGGATTTCTTTTCCATATAAGCGCGAGATTTATCGTCCCTAGCGCCCCTAGCGTCCCTTACTTCTGATTTTTGTTTGTATTTTCAAATAGTTATCAAGAAAGCCCTTTGGGGCGGAAGATTGGAATTTGGGGCGGAAGCCCTGAAATTGGGACGATAGGGGTTTTCGACATGAAAACGATGGCGATTGAGGAAATGCTGGCATGGGCTTTCGTGCATGAACTGCCGAAAGGCGGGGGCGTGGACGGGCTGGACAACGTGAATTCGGCTTGGCGGATGCTGCAGGCGTCGTCATGGGGGAAGATCACGAACTGGGCGGAACTGATGACGACGATCGACGCGCCCGGCCGCGACCACGACAATTTCCTGCTCGAACAGGGCGCGCCCCACGACGACGCCCTTCTGGTGGGCGAAGCGGTGGCCGACCTTGCTCATTGCGAGATCGTCGTCCCGGCCGGGTGGGATCCGCTGCCCGACTGGCCGCAGCATGACGACCGCATGCCGGGCTTGACGGCGCAGGCGGTCGAGCGTGCGGTCGAGCGGTTCACGCTTCGCCCGCGCATCCGCCGGGCCGCGCATCTTGTCAGCCTCGTGATCGGCAGCGCCGTGCTCGGCCGCGAGCCGGGCTGGGCCGCGCCGGTCCCGGCGATCAAGATGGTCGAGCGTGCCGGCAGGCCCGCATGGTTCATGGCGAAACAGGTCCGCGACGTCTTCGGCCGGGCTAACGAGATCGAGGTCGACGGCTTCAACCGCAAGGCCGGGCGGCCGTATCGTGGCGCTTATCGCAAATATGAGTTCTCCGACGATCCGGTCGCCGACATCATGGCCAGGCTGGACCGCGAACTATGGGCCGCGGCCCTGCGGCGCGTTCACGACCGCGTTGCGAATCAGCTTGTCTCGCACCGGCTGTCAGAATCGGAGATCGTCGCCCGTCCGTGGGGCGAGCGCGGCCCGCGCGTGCAACTGATTGTGGGGCCGGGCATTGGGTCGAAAAGAACCGCTTGACGTGCGGCAGAAATTTGACCTATACCTTGTCACGGATAAAAAGGTTCGGAAGCCCCGCGCGGAAACGCTGCGGGGCTTTCGCGTTTCGGGAGGCACCCATGCTCGTGACGAAATGGGCCGATGTCTCCGGCATCCAGCGTTTCGGCAAGATGCTTTCCACGCTCGCCGAGGGCGAGGTGCGCAAGATCGGCAACCGCGCGGTCAACCGCACGGGCGATATGGCCCGGACGCAGGTGCGCAGGGTGTTGCCGAAGCAAACGGGCCTGCCCCGCACCACGATCATCAGGGCCGTGCGCGTGACGCGATCGTCCCCGCAGTCCCTCGCCTACACCATGTCGGCGAAGGGTGGCGACGTGGCGCTCAAGTTCTTCAAGGCGCGTGAAACCCGCGCCGGGGTATCGGCTGCACCGTTCGGAAAGCGGAAGGTGTTCGCCGGCACGTTCATCAAGGGCGGCCGCTTCCCGAACCGTTCGGGCATCGTGTTCCATGGCCATGTCGTGCGACGGGTCGGGGCTTCGCGGTTTCCGATCAAGGTCGAGCAGTCGGGCGTCGTCATCCCCGCCGAGATGGTGAGCGGCGCGACCCTCGACGCTTTCGAGCGGACGGTGCGCGAGGTGCTTCCCCGCCGGGTCGACCACGAACTCCGGCGGATGATGGGGCGCTGACCCCCCCCCGTTATAGGGACCGTATCCCCGCAGCATCGCCCACGGGCGGAGTTGCGCCCGAACCTTCGCCAGTCTGACACGGTTTTAGGAGCCTAAATTCGTTCCTAAAGAGGAGCCTAAAGAGCACTAAAATGCAGGTTCTCTCAAAGGGCGACTTCGCGCGTGAAGTTGGCGTCTCGCCCGGCCGCGTGAGTCAGTGGATTGCCGAAGGCAAGATCGGCCCTGACGCCTTGGACGGCGAGGGGCGCTCGGCGAAGATCATCGTCGATCGCGCGCTTGAGCAGATCAAGGCTCGCCGCGATGTCGGCCAGAGCCTCGGCAACGGAATCGGCACGCGCGTCTTTGGCGCCGCCGGCGCGGCGACCGATCAGCCGACGAGCACCGCGCCGCCGCTGCGCACGGACGACGTCGCCTACCAGATCCAGCTTGAGCGGCTGAAGAGCGAGCGCAGGAAGAACGAACGCGACGCCGTCGACGAGGCGACCCGCCGCGGGAAACTGGTCCCGGCCGACGACGTGCGCGCGCAGATGGCGCGCCTTGCGCGGCAGGTGGACGAGGTGAACGCGGCCATGCTGGTCGACTTCGCCTCCGCCATCGCTGGAAAGTTCAGCCTCCCCCAGCGGGACGTGCTGCATCTGTTGCGAGAGGTGCGAAACGAGAAGAAGGGCGTGGCCGCCCAGGTTGCGAAAGAGCAGTCCGAGGACGTGCCGGCCACCGTGGAATATGTGATCGAGGAAGGCGGCGAAGCATGACCTCCATGACGGTCGTCGTCGCGAACGCCGAGCGGATCGCTAACGATGTGCTGGCCGAGATTCTGACGCCGCCGCCGGCGGTCAACTATCTCGCATGGGCCGAGCGCAACATCGTCTTTTCGGAGCGCGAAAGCCCGCTGCCGGGTCCGTATAACCGCGATCTGTTTTTCTACTTCGACGAAATCCTGCGGGCGCTGTCTCCGAGCGACCCTTGCAGGACCGTCACGCTGGCGAAGTCGGCGCAGCTTGGCGGCACCGTCCTCGCCAATATTTTCTGCGGCGGGTCCATGGACATGGACCCCGGCGACTTTCTTTACGTTCATCCGACCGACTCGAACGCGCAGCGTTGGTCGAAGATGAAGCTGGCGCCGATGCTGAAAGGCACGACGGCGCTCGCTCGTCTCTTCCCGATGCGCTCGCGCGACGGTCTGGATAGCGTTCTCTACAAGGAACGGGTCGACGGCCGCGGCGCGATCCAGATTTCGGGGGCCAATTCACCGGCCTCCCTGTCGCAAGTCACCATGCGCCGGCAGGTGCAGGACGACCTTGCAAAATGGGAGATGAACGCCGCCGGCGACCCGGAGACGCAAGCCGACAGCCGATCCCGCGCGCACGAGTTCGCGAAGGTCTTCAAAATCTCGACGCCTCTCGTCGAGCCGGGATGCAGGATCACCCGGAACTTTGAGGACGGAAGTCAGGAACGTCTCTTCCTGCCGTGCCCGCACTGTGGCGAAATGCAGACGCTGGAATGGGAGAACTTCCAGCAGTCGATCGACGAAAAGCATCCGGAGCGCGCGCATTTCACATGCGTCGCCGAGGGGTGCGGCGGCGTTATCGAAGAGTTTCATCGGCCGCAGATGTTCCGCGAGGCCAAGCGGCGGGAAGCGGAAGGCGAGGAAGTCTGGCGCGCCGGCAACCCGGCAGCGAAGCGGGTCCACCGTTCCTTTCATCTGTGGTCGGCGTATTCGCTCCTGCAGAGCTTCGAGCGGATCGCGCGCGAATGGTTGAGCGCCAAGGGCGACCCGGCGTCCGAGCAGACGTTCTTCAACGACACGGTCGGCCGCGCCTACCGGACGCTCGGCGAGGCGCCGGGATGGGAGAGCCTGCGGGACAGGGGGGCCTTGTCCTTCTATTCGCGCGGCTCGATTCCGGTCGGGTATCCGTTGCTTACGATCGGCATCGACTGCCAGAAGGACCGCGTCGAGGCGCAGATCGTGGCGTGGGGCCGCGACTTCCGCCGTGCCGTCATCGAGTATGTGGTCTTCCCCGGCCATATCAGCGAGGACGGTTGCCGGGCCATGCTCGACGGATTGATGGCGCAGACGTGGCGCAACGCGCACGGCCGCCCGATTCAGGCCGACATGGTTGCGATCGACGGCAACGCATGGACCGAGGACGTCTGGGGCTGGGTGAAGAAGCACCCCACGTCCCGGCTGATCATGGTCCGCGGCGTGCCGTCCGAGTCGGCCCCGTTGATCGCTGCGGTGAAGAAGGAGCGGAACACCAAGACCGGCAAGGTCAAGCGGTATTCCCGCCGGTTCTTCAACTTCGCGACGTCGGTCCTGAAAATGGGCCTCTATCGCAATCTCGCGAAGGACGACCCTTTGCAGCGCGGCTTCGTGGCCCTGCCGCGCGGCCTCGAGGATGAGTTCTATCGCCAGCTTACGGCCGAAAGCCGCAAGGCCGTGCGCACGAAGTCCGGCTTCGTCAAATACGAATGGGTGAAGGATCCGGCGCAGGCGAACGAGGGCCTCGATACGCATCTTCAGGCCGAGGCGGCCGCCATCAAGTTCGGCATCCGGTCGATGCCCGACCAGGTATGGGACCGATACGACGCCGAGCGGGAGTGTCCGCCCGAGGCCGTGCAGGGCGACATCGAGGATCTGCTCACGCGGATCGTCCCGGCCAATGAGGCCCCGCCGCCGGCGGACGACGAAGAAGAGAAACGACGCCAGCGGCGGGAGAGGTGGAAGAACCGTAAATGACCGAGAAGCCGAGGGTCCGAGTGAAGGCCGGCAGCGCCGTGCGCTCGTCGCCGGCGCCGCGCAGCGGATACCTGCGCGACACGCGGTCGGCCATCCTCTCGTCGCGCCCGGCGGTCCTGCGGGAGCACCGGGACGACGTCCGGGCGGTATGGCGGCGCACCGCTGCCCTCGCGCTCGATCTGATTCAGAATTCCGGCCAGCTTCGCGGCGCGGCGGACCAGGTGATCGCCGACACGGTCGGCGTCGAGCTGGTCCTCAATCCGCAGCCCGATCTTCGCGATCTCGGCTATAGCGAGGCCGAAACCGCGGCGCTGGTCAAAACGATCAAGCAGCGGTGGAAGCGATACTTCTGGGAACCGCGCGAGTGCGACTTCCGGGGCAAGTTCTCCGGCCCGCAGCAAATCGACATCATGTTGCGCTGGGATATGGCCTATGGCGAAGGTTTCGGCCTGATCGAATACATGCCGCGCGCGCAGCGCCGGCAATATGGAATCACGAGCGGAACCAAGCTCTGCCTCGTCAACCCCACCAAGCTCGTGCAGGACACGAACGAGATGGAGGGGCTTTTTCAGGGCGTCGTCCACGACCCGAACGGCAGGCCCGTCGCCTACCGGATTCAGGAGAAGGAAACCGGAATCATCGTGAAGCGCGATCATCGCGCTTACGACAGGGATGGACGGCAGCGCGTCGTGCATGTCTTCGACCCGATGGACGCCGGCGACGTTCGCGGCATCAGCCGCCTCGCCGCGGCCTTCCGCCAGCACATCCTTCGCGAGACCTTGGTCGACACGACGATCCAGACCGCGATCTTGCAGACCGTGTTCGCGGCGGCGCTGACCAGCGCCTCCCCATCGGCCGACGCCTTCGAGGCGATCGAGGCGATCGAGGACAAGGAGTTCAAGGATAGCTATCGCGATTTCTTCATGGCCGCGCTCGACCGCGCCGCCGAGGGCGAGATTTCGATCAGCGGCAATCCGCGAGTGTCGCACCTCGCCCCCGGCGAGAAGCTGGAACTGCTTTCGACGCGGACGCCCAGCCCGGAGTTCCTGTCGGTCAACAGGGAATTGTCGCGCGACATCGCGCGGGCGATCGGCATCTCGTTCGGCGGCCTGACGATGAACCACGAGAACGCGACCTATTCGTCGGTGCGGATGGAGAATTCGTCGATCTGGCCCGTCGTCGTTCGCCGGCGCGAGCGCATCGCGGCGCCGCCCTGTCAGTCCCTTTATGAGAACTGGCTGGACGAGGAAGTCGGCGAGAACAGGATCGAGGTGAAGGGCGGATACGACGTATTCGCCGCCAACCGGGAACGCTTCGCATGGGCGCTTTGGCAGGGGCCGGCGAAGCCTTCCGCCGACGACGGCAAGAGCGCGAAAGCGTCGAGCGAGCGCATCTTCAATGGCACCTCGACGCTTGCCGACGAGTGCGCCGAACTGGGGAAGGATCCGGACGAAGTCTTCGAGCAGCGCCAGCGCGAGCATGATCGCTATGTCGCTGCGGGCATGCCGTCGCCCTTCGTTCGCAACCCGGCATCGAACAAGGACGGCGAGCGGGAAGAAGAAGAAACCCGCAGGAAGGAGAAGGCGTGATGACGACGGTGCTGATCAACGGCGTTTCCGTCGACATCAACAACCCGTGCGAGGTCGCCTCGGAGCTCAAGAAGGCCGAACTGATCATCGCGACCGGCGGCGGCGTGGCCATGACGCGCTTCGGCGAGGACGAGGTTCGGTGGAGCGCGGCAAATGCCGCCCGGCTGCGGGAACTTATCGAGCGGTATGAAAACGAGTGCGCCGCCTCGCAGGGCCGGCGCCGGCGCTATGCCAAGAGCATGCGCTTTGTTTGAGAGGGCATCCCATGCCAGCCTTTGACCGCATCTGCTCGATCTTGTTCGAGCAGCCGCACCTTTACCATCCGAGGAAGGCCGAGACGGTCATTCGGATGCTCGGCCCGCGCCTGACCGGGTTTCCGGTCAGCATCGTCAACGGCGAAGGGCCGGTCGACCATGTCGCCTTCTCGGCAGGCCGCCCATCGGCCGGGGTGCTCGGGGATCGGCTGGGCCGGGCTTATGACCGCGCCGGCGCGCGGCCTTTCGACATGATCGGCCGCGTCGCGGTAATTCCGATCGAGGGGACGCTCGTCCACAAGGGCGCATGGGTGGGGGCCTCGTCAGGTGAGACGTCCTATCAGGGCCTGCAGGTGCAGATCGCTCGCGCCGCCCGCGACGAGGACGTCGGCGGCGTCGTGTTTGAAATCGACTCCTTCGGGGGCATGGTCAACGGTGCTTTCGAGACGGCGGCCGCCATCCGGAAGCTCTCGGCTGCGAAGCCGACGATCGCGATCCTGACCGATTACGCCTATTCGGCCGGATACCTGCTTGCCAGCCAGGCTCGCCAGATCGTCATGCCGGACTTCGGCGGCGCCGGCTCAATCGGCGTCGTGATGATGCACGCCGATTTCAGCGGCAACCTCGAACAGGACGGCATCAAGGTCACGCTGATCCATGCCGGTCGTCACAAGGTGGACGGAAGCCCATTCCTACCGCTTCCGCCCGAGACACGGGCGCGCTGGCAGGCGCAGGTCGAGGCGATGCGCGATAGCTTCGCCGCCGCTGTTGCACAAGGCCGTGGCCGCCGCACGACGAAGGCCGCGGCGCTGGCGACGGAAGCCGACGCTTTCGACGCGCAGGACTCGCTTCGGCTCGGCCTCGTCGACGCCGTTGGGAACGGACAGGAGGCGTTCGCCGCCTTCGTGAAGGAAGTCAACCGAAAGGGCTGAAACCATGGCCAAGAGCATTTTGGCCGCCGTCCACGATGCGATGCTCGGGGACGCGGTCGAACCTGTGCCCGAAGGGGCAGAACCCGGCGCCCCGGCGTCAGACGCTAACCAGAAGGAAAGTGCTATGTCGAAAGACGATGCGCCCGCCGGCGGCGACAAGAAGCCCGGCATCTCGCAGGCCGAGCATGACGCTGCCGTCACCGCAGCGTCGGAGACCGGCAAGGCGGAGGGAGCGAAGGCGGAAAGCGACCGCCTTGCCGCGGCCCTCGGCGCGGAAGGCGTGAAGGGCGACGGCGGCCGCATGGCTGCGGCGCTCGACCTCGCGATCAAGTCGCCGGGCATGTCGGGCGCCGATGTCGCCGCCTTCGTGGTGGCGAACGTGTCGCCGACGAAGGCCGCCGACGCCGCTGCCTCCTACGAACAGCAGCGTCTTGCCGCTGCTGGGCCGGCGGCCCCTTCGGCTTCCGCCAAGAAGGCAACCATCGACACGTCCGCGATCTACGCCTCGCGGCGCAAGCAGAATCAGGAGGGCTGATCAATGCTCGGCATCAAGACAGAAGGCCCGCGCAATCTTGCTTTCGTGCTGTCCGAAGGCAACGGCAAGATTTCGCGCGACGTCGTCACCATCGCTTCGGGGGCCGGCAAACTGGAACCCGGCACCTTGCTCGGCGTCATCACCGCCAGCAAGAAATACACCTTCTCGCCGAACGCCGAGGTTTTCGGCATCGAAGGCGCGGAGGTGGCCAAGGCCATTCTCGCCTACGGCGTCGACGCCACGTCGGCGGACGTCGAGGCTGTGGTCATCAGCCGGCAGGCGGAAGTGAAGGATCCCATGCTGATCTTCCACTCGTCGGTCGACAGCGCCAACAAGCGCACGGCGAAGCTCGGGCAGCTTGCCGCCGTCTCGATCATCGCTCGATAGGAGGGCCTTATGTCCGGACCAATGGTAGATATTTGGGATGGTGAGGGCTTCACCATCGAATCGCTCACGGCTGCGATCAACAGCGAGCCGTATCGGCCGGGGCAGATTTCCGCCACCGGCCTTTTCGAAGAGGACGGCGTGAGCACCACGCGCATCTCGATCGAAATGCGCGACGGGAAACTCTCGCTCGTGGAGCCGACCGCGCGCGGCGCATCCGGCGAGACGACGGACGACGAAAACCGCACCCGCATCCCCTTCGACATCGACCACTACCAGCGCGACGACTCCGTGCTGGCCGACGAGGTGCAGAACGTGCGGGCGTTCGGCACGACCGACACCCTCGAAACGATTCAGAGCCGCGTCGAGCGCAAGGGCATGCGCCATGCGCAGGATCTGACCATGACGCTGGAGCATCAGCGTATCGGCGCGATCAAGGGGAACGTGACCTCGAAGAGCGGCAAGGTGCTGCATAACCTCTATAGCCGCTTCGGCCTTTCGGTTCCGGCTGCCGTCTCCCTCGAACTCGATGTCGACTCCACCATCGTCGCCAATGTCTTCCAAGACGTGATCTACTCGATCGAGGACGATCTGGACGAAACTTACGGCGGCCTTCACGTCTTCACCGGCCGCGCCTTCCACAAGGCGCTCTGGACGCACAAGTCGGTGAGGGACACTTTCCTCTATCACGGCGGCGCGTCGGTTCTGCGGCAAGACGTGCCCGACACCTTCGAGTTCGCCGGCGCGACGTGGGAGCGTTATCGCACCGGGGCGAAGGCGACGGCAGACCTCGGCTCGCCGTATATCGCGAACGACGAGGCTCGCGTGGTGGTCAAGGGCGTTCCCGATCTCTTCATCACCAGGTTCGCACCGGCCGACTACGAGGAAACCGTCAACACGATCGGCCTGCCGTTCTACATGCGGCAATACAAGAAGCCGAACGGCAAGGGCCGCGAGATCGAGGTGCAGATGAACGCCATCTCGCTCTGCACGAAGCCGAAGGTGCTGCGCCGCCTGACGCTCACCTGATCCGTCTCGGAAACGACAAGGGCGGTCCCTCGCTGGGGCCGCCTTTAGTTTCCCGCAAATCCTCGGGTCGAGGGTTTTCGCGAAACGAAAGGAGATTCCACCATGTCCAAGGAAACCATGTGGATCGCGTTCCCGAACGGCGGAATTCTGCCCGCCGCCATCACCGGCGACAAGGATCGGGAAGTGGCCGCCCACGATCCGGTGTCCGTGCCTGCCGATTACGGGAAGCACCTCGTCCACGATCGTTTTGCCTACGAGGCGAAGCCCAAGGGCAAGGCCAAGGCTTCGGGCGGCGATTCCGCCGAGGCGCGGCAACGGCTCGAAGCGACCCTCGCCGCCCTGCGGAAGAAGGTCGAGGACGCGCAGGACGTTGCGGAGAAGGCCAAGCTCGCCGAGCAGGTCGCCGCCGTCGAGAAGAAGATAGCCGATCTGGCTGCGGGCGCCTGATCCGATGCTGGCCGCGCGTCATCACCAGCTTCGCGACCGCACGCTCGCCATAGTCGACCGCTTTCGCGCGGAGCCGGTGAGGCTGTCCTTCTTCAATGATGGCGCGATCGACCCGGATCGCCCGGCGCGCGACATTGAGGCCATCCTTCGAGTCGACGCGGGCAAGGATACGATGGTTTCCGGCGGCATCGACCGCGACTGGCGCAGCCGTGTCGCCGCGCAGCCCTCGGAATTGCACATTGACCGTGCGAAGTATCCGGACCTCGCCTTCAGGAAGGGCGACAAGGTGAAGGCGCTGGCACGACCCGGTCAGCCTTGGTTCGAGGTGCTGTCGGTCGACGATCGGGGCCAGCCGCGCCTTGTTCTGAAACTGGGTGAGCTCTGATGCTCGGCCGCATCGCCCTTCGCATCGCCACGGTCGAGGCCCTGAAGGGCAAGACGCTGGTCGACAAGAACGTGCTGGACAGCGAGATCGGCGCACTCGACGTCGCGGCGGACGGGAGCCTCCGCTCCGATCAGGAAAAGCCGTGGATCGCCGTCTATACCGACGCGGCGAAGGTTGAGGAGCGGCTCGATCTGCGCGCGCTCCATCGTTCCGGCGCAACCGCCCTCACGATCGAGGTCGGCATAACCGGAGCGATGACGGTGACGGATCCCGAGACGGGCGCATGCGAGGTGCTGCCGGGCCTGTGCGCGACCGACCGCGCGCTGGAATTCTATCTCGATTGTGTCGGCAGGCAGATCGTGACCGCCCTGTCCGATCCGCTCAACCCTTGGTCGGAGATATGGCGCGATCTGTCCTCGGGCATCGTGAAGATCGAGCGGAAGCGAACGTCGGACGAAACGAGCGGAACCCGCATTGCGGCGCATCAGCTTGTCGTGACGGTCGACCTCCTGCCGGACCCGGTCTTCGGGGAGCCGGTCGCATCGACGAGCATATGGGCGCGGTTGTTCGCGAGGATGGCCGCCGCCGATCACCCCTATCTCTCGACGATGCAGTCGCTTGTCGGGATTCCGGATGGCATCCGCATGCACGAGGCCCAGCGCCGGCGGTTCGGGATGACGCTCGAAGAGGCCCGCGCCTTGTTCGACATCGCTGTCCAGCCGGCCGAGGCGGCCGAGCCGGACGTGCAGAGTGTTGCGGTCGAGCGGACGGAATAGGGCCATGCCGGGGATTCTCGATCGCATCGTCGAGCTTGAACGCAAGGTCGCCGAGCAGGAGCGCCGCAACCGCAACCGCCGCCGCACCGGGACGATCAAGGAGGTCGACCACGGGAAAGGCCAGTATCGCGTCAAGATCGCGGAAGAGGACGGCAACGAGTTCGTCACGGACTGGATCAAGCCGCGCGTCAATGCCGCCGGAGGCGTGAAGGTCGACGTGCTTTTCAACGAGGGCGAGCAGATCGACGTCGTGAGCGAAAGCGGCGACATGACGGACGCCAGAATCGAGGGCTGCGACTATTCCGACAGCAACGCCCGCGAGAACAGCGCCACGCCGTATCACATAAAGATCGGCGACACGGTCCTCGCAATGACCGGCGGCGAGATCACCCTCAAGGCCGGAACGATCCGACTCGAAGGCGACGTCGTGATCGAAGGGCCGGGCGTGATGCACAACGGCAAGAATATCGGCGACACCCACGGGCACGTAACCGCGCCGCCGGGACCGCCGGGACCGCCAGTCTAAACACCAACCGAAAGGGTCATCCCCATGAAAGTGATCGTGAACACGGCCGGCTTCTACGGCGGCACCTGGTACGAATCCGGCCCGGAAGAGCGGGAGATTCCCGACAAGGTGGCCAAGCCTTTCCTTCCCCCCTACGGGAATCAGCTTTCGACGCCGTCGACCAAGAAGTCGACGCCGGCGGGCGGCGCGAAGCCGGACGACAAGAAGGGAGACTGACATGACCTCGACCGGCCTCAACCGCGAGACCGGCGCCCCGCTCGCGGGGTTCGAGCATGTCAGGCAGTCGATCGGCGTCATCCTGACGACGCCGATCGGCAGCCGCGTCATGCGGCGCGAGTTCGGATCGGAGGTCTTCGACCTGATCGACCGCCCCATGACGGACCAGGTCATCCTCGCGATCTACGCGGCGAGCGTGATGGCGATCGCCCGGTGGGAACCCCGCTACGAGGTTTCCGGATGCCGGATCGTGAAGACCGAGGCAGACGGAACTATCGAGATCGAACTTGCCGGGACGTATTTTCCGCGCGGCCACCTTGGCGATTTCAGCGTCGCCGAGAGCGCCTCGCTGATCGTGCCTTTCGTGCGGACAGGAATTGAGCGATGATCCGACGCTTTCAGGATGTCGACCTTTCCCGGCTTCCGCCGCCGGCGGTCGAGACGCTTGATTACGAGGCTATTTTCTCGGCGCGCATCGCCGAGTTCAAGGCGCGGTGGGAAGAGGTTCGGACCCGCTACCCGACCCTGCCGCCGTTCGACGTGGAGATGCTCGAAACCGATCCGGTCGTGATCGTCGAGCAGGCCGACAGTTATCACGAGATGCTGATGCGCGGCCGCGTGAACGATGCCGTCCGCGCCGTCCTGCTCGCGACAAGCTGGGGGGCGACACTCGATCATCTCGGCTCGCGCGTGGGGACGGTCAGGTTCTACGGCGAGGCCGACGAGCCGTTCCGGCGGCGTATCCAGATCGCCTATGAGGCGCTTTCCACCGCCGGGCCTTATGGCGCTTATGTGTGGCACACCCTGTCGGCTTATCCCGGCATCAAGGATGCTGTCGCCTACGGGCCAGAAGAAACCTTCGTCGCTCCGGGGGAGGCATGGGTGTCGGTCCTTTCGGATGCGGGGAACGGAACGCCATCGCTGGCCATGCTGCACGCGGTCGCGGAGCGGCTCGGCGCGTGGGAAATCCGCCCTGCCGGCGGCTCGCCGATCAATGTCTGGGACCGCGAAAATGCAACCGCCCAGCGCGCGCGCCCTCTGACCGACAAGGTGATCGTCGCTGCGGCTCAGATCGTGCCCTACCAGATCAAGGGCACCCTCTTCATCCGGCCGGGGCCGGATCGCAACGTCGTATTTCAGGAGGCCGTGTCGCGCATCAATGCCATGGTGCTCGATCGCCACCGCATCGGCTCGGCCGTGCCGATCTCGCTGATCCTTTCGGCCGCGCACGCCGTCGACACGACCGGGCGGTCGGAAATCGAAGAGGTTGAGATCGAGACGCCGGCGACCGATGTCGGCGGCATCGCACATATCGCGCCGTGGTGTACCGGCGTCGAGCTTGAGATAGGGACTCCGACGTGACCATCCTGCCGCCCAGCGCCGTCGATCTGGAGCGGGCGCTTGTCGAGGTCGACGGGCGCGTGCTGCGCATCGACGCCGACGTCGTTCGGCGGGCGAAAGACCCGATGCTCTGCCCGGAAGAATTGCTTCCGTGGCTCGCATGGGAAGAAGGGGTCGACCTCTGGGATCCGGACTGGCCGGTCGAGAAGAAGCGGCAGGTGATCGCCCAAAGCTGGGAGATGCACCGGGCGAAGGGAAGCCGGCAGGGCCTCGTCGACGCGATCAACCTCCTGAATATCGGGGCGGTCGTCGAGGAATGGTTCGAATATGGCGGCCAGCCCTATCACTTCCGACTGACGATCGATCTCAACGAGACGGATATTCAGGGCGAACCGAACTCGACGGTCGATCTCGCCCGGCACAACGCTGCGATTCAGTATCGCGGGACAGCCTATTACGGCTGGCACTCGACTTCGGTGGCCAGCCAGTTGACGCCGGTGCTGCTGAAGCGCGCCGTGATGGAACACAAGAACGTCCGGTCGCATCTGGAATCGATCCATTACACGACCGACTTCCTCGACGACATCGAAACGGACGATGCCGATAAGCTCGCCGTGGTGCATGGCGCGGCGGAGGTCTATCCGTGGGGTCGGCGCTACGACGCCTCGATCAACCATGATCACGCCGTCCGCCATCTGCATGACGGGAGCCTCAAGCACGGCGGCCAGGTGCGCTATAACGGCTGGGGGGCGACCGGCGAAACCTATGGCAACGAGCGCGTCCTTCTGACGACGGGCGTGCGCCATGCCGTGACGGATCGCCTCGGCGTCCGCCTTTCTTACGATGGCCGCCATCGCCACAATGCGATCTTCAACCATGGCGATCTGCAGCCATCGGTGGCCGATGTCGATATGCCGATCATCGTCCGGCGCAACGTGTTCTATGACGGATCGCGCCGCCACGGCGGCGACATCTACGACGGCTCGATCAGCCATGCCGGATCGTCGAAGTATTTCGCCGGGGCGTTCTACAACAGCCCGGTCGAGACAATCCTAACAGCTTGAGGTGCGACGTGATTATCACCGACCCGATCCTCCTTCGGGGGGAGTTGCTCGTGCGCGTGCTTCGCGACGGGCAAGTCATCCAGACGTTGCGCGACGAAAACATGATTATGACCGTCGCGCGCGTCGCCTTGGCCTATCTCATCGCCGGCGACGGCGCAGGGAAGGTGATCAACCGCATCGGCATCGGCACGAACGGCAACGGCCCCACGCCCGACGATACGGCCCTCACCTCGGCTTTTATCAAGGCCATCGCGAGCCATACCTACCCGGCCGCCGGACAGGTTCGCTTCAACTGGTCGATCGGCACCGGCGAGGCGAACGGCATGGCGATCCGCGAGTTCGGCCTCATCACGACCGACAGCACCCTCTTCGCGCGCAAGACCCGCGCCCCGATCGAGAAGGGGAGCGACATTTCCCTTGAGGGGTCTTGGACCATCATCTTTTAGGCCAAAGGAGCACGGGCATGGCGAACCTGCCAGAACAGAACACCTATCCCGCCGGCGTTTACCAGATCGAGACGACCGATCCGGTCGTCGGCGGCGTCGACGGCATCTCGAACATTCAGGCGCGGCAGCTTGCGAATCGCACTCGCTGGCTCAAGGGCATCGCCGACGACGTGATCGAGGCACGCGCAGGCAGGCCCACGCTCGCCGAGCGGATGCAGGGCTTCGACGCCCTGTCGCCGGAAAGCCAGAACGCGCTCCTCGCCGCGGTGCAGGAGGCGCTCAACCTTGGCGGCGCGCTCACCAAGGAAATGCAGGTTCTTCGCGGCTTCGACGGCATGTCGGTCGCGGCCGGTATCCTCGAGGCGCACTCGCTCGCCGGCCTGTTTGCGCGCTCGCTCGACACGCTTCGCCAGCGCGTTCTCGCGCAGGGCAGCGCGGTCCTGAAGAACAAGCACGTCATCACCGGCATGGTGCTGACCAAAAGCGATATTCGTGCGCTGCATCTGTCGCAAAGCGGCACGGTCGGCGCCGGGATGTCCCGCGCCACGATCGACGGGCGGATCATCAGCCTGCTGGACGATGACTACCATGTCTCGATCCCCACCAACGAAAGCGATCAGGCGCGGTCGTATTTCGCCTTCCTCGTCAACACGGTCGGCTCGGCCTATGCGGTCCAGATTGCCGCCGAGGTTCCGGCGAACGGCCTGCCGCTCTATCGGCTGGACATTCCGGCCGGCAGCACGGGCAACAACATCACGGCTATCACGCTCACCGACCTCCGCGTGATCCAGTCGGCGAGCTCATGGGTGACGAGTAGCAGCCCGTTCGTGACGGTCGCGTTTCCGGAGATTCTGCCGAACGCGGACTATGACGTGGCCGTCGAAGTGGAGAGCGCGACCGACGTGGCGGCCGTTGGCGCGGTGCAGGCATACGACCGCGCCCGCAACGGCTTCAAAATCCGGATGACCGGCAGCGCCGACAACGTCGTTCTGCGCTGGACGCTTCTCAACCCCCGTTACCAGTGAGGCGGCGATGAACATCATGCACATGAACGAGGGCGCGAAGGCGGCCTTTGAACTCGACGACTGCACCCTGATTCTCGGCAATCTGCTGATTGATCTGGGCGAAGAGCAGGAGGACACCGAGCGCGTCCTTTCGGTCTTCACCGATGGCGACGGCCAGTTGAGTTTCGAGGGCGACGTTTACGCGGCCGTCATTATCATTCCGCCTCGCCGGTATGCCGACGAGGAGATCACCGAAACGGTGGGCGGTGAAGAAGTCACCCATACTGTCTCGGTGCCGCAGCCATGCCAGGCCGAGGCCGTGACGCTGCAACTGTGGGCGCTGCCCGAAAACCCTGCAACCCCTGAAGACGAGGAGTAATCCTGATGACCGTCACGATTTCGATGCCGGATGCCCTGCGGCAGTCCGTGGAGGCCGCCTCGGGCGGCGTGAACACCGTCCTTTACGACAGCAAGGGCTATCCTTCGATCATGTGCGTGGTGCCGCGCTTCAATATCGAGGACATCAACCCGGCGCTCGGCACCGGCACCCATCCCGCCTTCCTCGTCGGCGGCATCCAGAAGAGCGAGATTTTCGTGGGCAAGTATCTCGCCCGCATCCACGACAATCACGCCCTGTCGCTGCCCGGCCAAGACCCCAGCGCGTCGATCAACTTCGACGACGCGAACGCGCGCTGCTCGGCGAAGGGGCCGGGCTGGCACATGATGACCAATGCCGAATGGTCGGCGGTCGCCCTGTGGTGCTGGAAGAACGGCTTCATGCCGCGCGGCAACACCAATTACGGCCGCGACCATGCGCAGACCTACGAGACCGGCCGCCGGCAGGATGGCCTTGCGCCCGGCCTCGCCGAAGGCACTGCGCGCACGCTGACCGGATCCGGCCCGGTTAGCTGGTATCACAACAACACGCCGGCGGGCATCACCGACCTCTGCGGAAACGTCTGGGAATGGGTGCGCGGCATGCGCATGGTCAACGGCGAAATCCAGATCATCCCCGACAACAACGCGGCCGAGACCGAGGCCGACCATAGCGCGGCAAGCCCGCTGTGGAAGGCGATCCTGCAGAACGGCAATCTGGTCAACCCCGGCACGGCGAACACCCTGAAGTGGAACGCCACCGGCGTCGATGGGGCCGGCAACCCGCAGCTTGCGACCTCGGTGACGAGCCAGTCGAACGGCGAAACGGCGGCGAGCCAGTTGTATAAGGACTTGACCGCGGCCGGCGGGGTCACGGTCCCGAACATTCTCAAGGTGCTCGGCCTTTTCCCGCACGCGACCAGCATCGATCGCGGCCATCTCTACATGCGGAACTCGGACGAGCGCGTGCCGTTCCGTGGGGGCTACTGGAACAGCGGCGTCACTGCTGGGGTGTTCCTCAACTTGACCTACGCCCGCTCGCACACGAGTACGAATATCGGCTTCCGGCCCGCTTTCGTCCTCTGAAATCTGCGGCCTGACAATCTGCCGGGCGGGCGATAGCCCGTCCGTCATCCACCTGTAATAGCTGCGGAGCCTGAATTGGACGATCTGAAAATTCGTCGGAAGTGCGAAGACATGATCGCCTATGGATATGCGGTTTTGCGGCAGTTTCCCAAAGCCGAACGCCACGTTCTGAATCAGGAAATCCGCAGCACCATGTGGTCGCTTCTCCGGCTGATCATCATCTGCAACCGGAGATACTTCAAAAAGACCACTATGCAGGACTTGGATGCCGAGCTTGATCTGTTGCGAAGCCAGATCAGGATTGCCCAGCGCCTCGGCTATCTGTCGTTCAACAGCTACGAAGTCTGGACCCGTCATCTGGACGAGATCGGGCGCATGAT